GTCAAAGCCGTCAGTGCTGCGCCTGCGGTCGTCGTCTTTGTGCGCCAAAAGGCCCAAGTAGCACGGTCAATGCCACCGTACGTGCCGGAGGTGTTGACAATGGGGACAGCAGCGTCTAAGCCGCCGATCTGGCGACCACCTGCGGCAGTGCCGTCAGAGTAAAAACCCTGCGCCAGCAAATTGGCCATCGTGGACTCAGCGACCTTCATGCGCTGCTCCATCAGATCCATCTTCTGCTCTGGCCCTGCGTTTTTCAGCATCTCAAGGCCGGAGATGACGACAGGCACGGCGGCCTGCTTGAGGTCAAACGTAGCGGCTGTCAGAACGTCTTGCTGTGCAGTGGGCAGTAAGTCATAGCCGGAATACCAGCCAGCATTGCCGTTTTCAGCAAAGCTGATTTCCTCAAAAATCGAGCTGCCGCCAGAGACGGTGCGCACGTTGCCGCGCTTTTGGATGTATGCGAGACCCGCGTTGTTCTTCAGGACGTTGTCCTGAATTTTGCGCGAACGCTTTTCGATGGTCGTGGCAATGATGTCACTGACCGATGCGTTAGCAAATGTCATGGTAAACCCCTATGTGGACGCGTCCACATAGGGACGCAAGGTTAATTAGCGACGTGCATGTGTGCGGATCGATGCCTGCAAGGCTGATCGAATGTCGTCACCGGCTGCTTCGTCTTCATTACCTTGCGTTGGTGCGCCCGAGATGGGTATGCTGGCCGCCGCTTGGCGAGCCCTCTGTGCAGCGGCTGTCTGCTGGGAAACTTGGCTCTGCGCCTGTCTCTGCGACACTACTTCACTGACCTGAGGGTGAGCCATAGTAGCACGCCTGTAAGCATCCTGCAACGTGATTTTTTGACCCCGATGAGTCGCCATGTCAATAATGTCGGCCATGTACTCCCGAACGTCTTCGAAAAACTCGTTTTGTGGGTCGGCGGCAAACTGCTCGATGTTTTGCCCGATCTCCTGGCCTACCGCCTGCTGCTGGCTGGCACGCAACCCCTGCACCTCCTGCATGAATTGCTGGATGGGGGCAAGCCGCTGATCAAGCGCCTGCATGTAGTGCTGCTCGGGCGCTGGCTGTGCTCGGCCCTCAATCCGCTGGGTGAGCAGGGTGTCCAGCGTAGCCAAGTCCACGTCAAACTGCTGCACGAGGTCTGCCACCAGCGCGGCGCGCGCCTCCCGCGAGCCAGTCCGCAGTGTGCCCATCGCACGCAGTGTCTGGTCGACCACGCGCAGCGGGTGCTCGCCTGTCTGCTGGATCAGCGGCATGTGTGGAGCAATCGTGCGTGCAAACTCATCGACCGTGCGACGAGCCTCTGCTGACACACGAAGTGCCTCCGTGACCTCACGCTCACGCCTTGTCACCTCCCCCTGCACCGCAGGGTCAAGCGTTGCCCACTTTTCGCGAATGCCAGGCTTCCAAGACACGGGGGCCTTAACTTCCGACTCAGCCCTGATAGGCTCCGCCTTTGGCGCATCGGCCTCAGCAGGCTTTTCCGCCGTCTTGTCTTGCTGAATCGGCGTGGTTGGTGCCGTAGACCTCTCGGGCTTTTCTGGACTCTCGACGGCTGGCTCTGTGGGGGAGTCTCGCGAGATCTCCGCAGTGTCCGCCAGCGCGGCCTCGATGTCGGCCCGCATGTTGTCGGTGTCGTCTTCCCGTTCGGTTTCTTGGCTCATGCGCTGCCCTCCTAGGCGTTAAGTTTTTGTGTAGCATCAATGATGTCCCGCTTGATGGTCGAGTCGCCCTCTTTCAGCAGCTTTTCCCGCTTTTTGGCGTCCTCTTTCCAGGTGTTCGTGTAGTCAGACGCCATAGTGACGCCCTTTTCCCTCATGTACTGCCTGTGCTTGGTTCGGGTGCTGATGTCCGAGCCATCTGGGGCGCGTAGCCCATCGTAGTGTCGATCTCCGGCGAGTGGGTTGAGTCCCGTCCCCGGGACAACCGCTAGCTTTCTCTCCATGGGGCCGTGCCCTGGGCACTTCGGCACCTTAGGCTTGGCTGAGTACTCACTGATTGACTGGAAAACAGCGCCTGTGGTGTCACACCGACTGCACTTGTAGTCATACGTTGGCATTCTTGGGCTCCTGGGTCAGGATGTCTTTAATCCCCTCGGCGCGGATGCGCTGAAGGTCATTCCGGTGCTGGTTGTTGTCGATTGCGATCTGCCCCACAGCCTTGGCCCGCTCTGCAATCTGTGGATCCGGGGGCGGCGGCTTCTGATCTTGCTGCTGTGGTGGTGCCTGCGTCGCTGCTGCAATGGCTTCGTCGAGCACCGCCTCGATGTCGTTCGACCCTTTGAACGACGCAGTCGTCCATTGCAAGATGCGCAACAGGTAAGGCATCGCGCCGGGCATGCCCTGCACGATTGGCGCGGCCTGGCTGAGAAACTGCCCCACAGCAATCAGGTAGCTCTGGCGCAATTCTTGCTCTGCTGTGTAGTCGGTGATGCTGAGGCTTTCTTCGCTCACTTCAACGCGGTACTGGCTGGCTTCGTAGTCCTTGAGCAGCTCAATGGCGGGCTGAGCGAACTGCGCCGACTCCGTGAACATAATCTGTGACTGCTTGGCAATGGTCTCAGGCTGAAAATGCCGTGCGATGATCTCCGATTTAATGCGCATCGCATGCCGCACAAACTGCCCGACCGCCTGCTGCGCAAGTTGCAAGCGCACAGAGCTGTACTGCGCCTTCAGCGACTGCGCTTTCGCAGTTTCCCGTGGGTTTGTCGCGCCCCGCATGATGTCGCTGATGCTCGTGAGCTCGTAAATCTGCCCAATAACCGACTGCCGCAGCGCGATGAGCTTCTCGAGCACTGTGGCCACCTGGTCAATGGGAAACCAGTCCACCGCGCCCTTTGAGCCACCCTTTTCAGCGAACACGGCCCATTGGTCGACAGGGATCATGTTCGACTCGCTGCCAGTAATCATCTTCCCAAGCTCGGGCATGGTCGCGTCGTACGCGCCCACCACCCGCATGGCCTTGGTGAGCAAGTAGATGCGCTGATTCAGCGTGTCCAACTCCTCGTACTGATCCTGCGCCAGTACGTAGTCCGGGCGGGGGAGGAAGTCGTTCGTGGTGTGAGTCGCCAACAGCGGGCGTGGGCAGGGGAAGAAGTCGTCTAGCTGTAGCGGGTCGTCCTTTTCATCTAGAAATTCTTCCAAGGCCTTAGACAGCCAGTACACTTTCTTGCTGTCCTTGCACCAGACCTCGAACACCTCCACGCGTCCCTTGCGGAACCCCCTCGGCATCTGCGACGTGTGGTAGTCGCTGCCCGAGGTGGACGCCTCTCTCAACTCCTTGTACTTGTCGTCGCCAAACCGCTTTTTGAACGCTGCCTTTGCCATCCAAGACCGCTTGGCCACCCATGTGACCTCATCCCACGTGCGCACGCGCTCAAAAATGAAGTCCCTCCACGGCACATATTCCGTCTCGACCTCCTCCTCGACGATCCGCGACGCCTGCTGCTCCGGTACCAGCACCTGCATGGGGTCAAGCGGGCTCAACACCGCCGGTACTGTGTAGTCCTCGACCTCAACGTCGTAGCGTAGCCACACCTGCCCAAGCCCGGGAATCAGACGATCCTCGACAGCAGCTTGAAACGCGTTGTGCATGTCCGAGGCGTCGTCATTCAGCCCAAACTTCAGCATGCGTTCCAAAATAAGCGCCGCCGTGCGGGCCACGTCGTCCTTCGCGTCGCCGTACTGCCGCGTCACGCGGGGGGAGGGCTTCGTGGCGTACATCGCAGACTTCAAAATCTGCGTGTTCGCCCAGAAAATATTGTATTTGTGGGTTAGGTTCTCGGACAGCCCGTCGTCACGACGGTCAAGGTAGCGGTTCACCACCTTGTCTGCGCTGTCCCGCCACTTCTCGTCAAGGCTTTTCTCGGCCTCGGCGATTTTTGTGCACCACCACTTGGCTGAATACTCTTCTGTGTCTTCCACGGTCACCACCTTGCGCTCGGCCTGGGGGCCGTGTCCCATATATCGTTGAGGCAATACGCCTGCCGAGGCACTAAGTCCTTGTCGACAGGCTGCGGAGCGTTGCGCCGATCACGGAACGCCTTTACGTCGGGTATGTTAAGCGCAATTGAGGCGTACCGAAAGGCATCCGCGCAATGGCTCGCCCAGTCGTGCACCGGCTCGTTGATAAAAACCCGCCTGTCAGTGTCGTACTTGCGGTGGTAGCTCTTCAGCGCGAGCAGCATGCCCTCGCACTCCCGCTCTTGAAAGTACCACACGGGGAACATCTTGCGCGCAGCCTCGATCCCATCGAGCAGGTCTAGCTCCGGCACCAGCCGAGGCCGCATCCCCGCCGAGCGGAACGCATCAATGATGCTTTTCCCAGTCTGCAACGACTTAGCCCGGGCGTCGTGTGGCAGCCAGATGGTGCCCGCCTTAAGCTGGGTGCGAGCGAAGTAGTCCTTGATGTACTGGATGTAGTGAGAGATTGGCCGCATGTTGTCAGAGTGCGCGTGGGCCATCAGCAGCCCGTCAGGGCGTGCCTGTGCGAACACCATTGCCGTGGCGTCCCGATACCCGAGGTCCATCACGACATCCACTGGGGTGTACTTGTCCACAGGGAACGCCGAGATCCGCCCCTCAGACTGCGCCACCTCCATTTGACGCGCGTAGATGGCCCCCCTGACCGATGCCTCGAACGAGCACAACATTTCCTGGGCGTACTGCTCCGGGTCCATGATGTCGCGCATTTCCCGCAGGTCATCTTCCGGGATGACCCCTGTGTCCGTCACGGGGATCAAGGAGGTAAACCATCCCGGGTCAGACTTGCGCTTGTAGTACGCGTCACGGAAGTGGTTCGGCCCGTTCGGCGTCCCCATGAGCACGCACCACCCGCGCCGGTCAACAAGAGCAGGGAGCAACACCTCAGTGAATGTCTCCTGCGTCATATTCCCAAACTCGTCCAGCACCAGCCCATCAAAATACTGCCCCCGGAACGAGTCCGGGTTGTCCGCGCCATACAGGGTGATGCGGGGGCTATTGGGGAGGGCGGACAGCTCCACATACAGGGCAGACTCCGAGATTTTCGGGTTGAATGGGGCCGCAGCCTCTTTCAAATACTGCCAAGCCACATCTTTGGCTTGGCGCAGCAGTGGGCAGACGTAGGCGTATCTGGGGTTAGGGCGGGTGTTCCTACTGGCTTTTTCCACAGTGTCGTTGATGGCAGCAACCGTTTTACCCGCGCGGCGGTGGGCGACCAAGATGGCCCACCTGGTGGCCCGCAGGTGAAACGGCATGAACCACTTGCGCGGGACGTACTTAGACTTGATCAGCATCGTTGTCGTGCTCAATCACATCTGTGGGGTGCTCATCAAGCGGGGTGGGGGGCAGGGCATGCTCGATTACGACCTGATTCCCATCGGCAATGATGTTCAAAGACGTGGAAGGCATGAGCTTCGCGAACAAGGGGTAGAACTTTTCAGGGTTCTCATTGGCCCAAAGCGCGAGGCGCGTGGTGCCGCCGATGATCTCGAACGCCTGGTGGAAGGCATTGACGACATCCAAGCGGGAAAACCCGTTCCTCCGCCGTGTGATGGCGGAGGGGATGTTCTTGGAGCCTTCGAGCACGTCGAATGGGGATTCGTCCATTTGCAAATGCTACACGAAAACCCTGGGCGCGCGAAAGACGGGTCGTGTTCACGTAGCACAAGAACTCTAAGATTATGAAAAATTTGCGAAGTGTGTTTTTGTAGCACAGGAACTCAGGTAAACAAAAAAATGTATGGGGTGGGGGGCAGAAGCCTGCACTCGCATGGGGATTGACCCACCCCGGCCCCCCGCTTGTCAGTAAGCGCTCACACCCACCATGCTCGCCCTGCCGCTTCCCACACTTGCTAACCACTGCTGCGCAGCATTTGCTGCCATTTGCGCTTAACTTCGCGCATCTTGTAGCTAACTGGGCTTATCTGCTGGGTATTTCTGGGGTTTGGGGTCACTTAGCTGACCTCTCGCCACCCCCTTTGCACCAAGTTGGTGCGCTAGCACAAAGCGTTCGAGTTGTCAACTGCGTTGTTTTTGTGCACTTGACCTCTGAAATTGTTACAAATGTTACTGTTTATACAGTGTTGTTTTAATACCACTGGTTATCCACAGGTTATCCACAGGGAAGTTAGTGACTACTGACTTTAAAAATGCCCCAAAAGCACTGTGTTTGTGTACAGTCTTTTGTAATCTGACGCCCGGTAAATCGATTTGTAGGTGCCTACAGGCCTCTACAAGCGATTTTTTGCCTTATGG